CATTGGGGGTATGGTTTACGGAAAGAGAATAATACGAGTTAAAAGGTTTCACAGTGGTTATAGCTTTAGCGATTTTACCCGCCCTCCCCCTCATAAAGTTAGGATTAGTTTTATTTATCCTCATTCCTCCTCCTGTCTTGTTAGGTATCTTGTTGTCAGGATTACGATGCTGAAGCTGGCTGCACTTCCTATAAGGCCTAACAAGCAATACCAGTAGCTGCCGTTGCTTGCTTCTATCGAAGCCCTTACAAGTAAGAACAAGGCTGCGGCTATTAATGACAATGTATATAAATAGACCGCGCCGTCAAATATGTGTTTAAGAACCTTTTCTGCGTCCATCCTCTTAATTGCTGTTAAGTTTTGCTCGTAGTAGCTCGATATCTTCTTTAGTAAATAGGGGGTTGGCAAAAGTAACGTTATCAAAATCATTGCTTATCCATTTTTCACAATCTTCTTTAGTTTTAAAAAGAATACAATTTTTTTCTTCCGTGTCTGCATACGTTTCAAACGCTTGGTGTCCTAATTCGCTAATAGTTTGGATTTCATATTCAATTTCATCTTCTTTCCAAAGTATTTCCATTATATCTACACACAAAGCTCTATTTTTATAAGGCGTCCAAACTTCTTGGCTTGGTTCAAATCTTGGTTTCATATCTATTAATTATATACTATACGTTAACCGTTCCTATTTTCCATGATCGTCTTAATTCGGTGATGATGTCGGCATAGTGATTGCAGGTTATCTTCATCCCAGAAGAGTTGTTCTTGCCTTTGTTTTGTTTTCCCTTGCTTCCAGGGCTTTATATGATCTACCATCTGGGCGGCCGTTCGCTTTCCCTCTTCCCTGCAATGCCTGCATGTAGGCTCTTTCATCAAGTGCTGCTCACGTAGTCCGCCGCGGCTGCCTAATTGTTTGTTGGGGTTGCCCTTCCATCCTGAATTATTGTAATGGGGATCTGCTTTCTTTTTTTGAGATGGGCTGTCTTTCTTATGTAAGGCACAGTATGATTCAGAAGCATCTATGGCCTCAGAGCAACGGGGCTTATGGCATATCTTTTTTGTAAGATGGGGCATTCATTGGGTTTTAAAATGGAGCCCGTCCACCGGCCTTATTAGGGTTCCCGGCTTCAGGGCGTATATTCGTTGTTCTAAATATACAAAATTATCGCGTAAAAAGCATGTTGTTTCTGTATGCGCACAGAAAAGGAAGCTTTTTGGGCTTTTTTATAGGCTTATTTGAGATGTTGCGTTTATGCGCCCTAAAGATGCATTATTAGATTAATTAATTGTAATTATTACTTGACACTTATGTTTATAAGCTATACTATATAAGTGAAGCAAATGGGGGTAACCCCGCTAATTAAACCCTTAGCATTATGAAAACATTAAAAGTAATCGAATCGGCCATAAAAAACGAAAGAGCAGCAACCGTTTTGGCCCAAGGAGATGGGGACATTAACAGAATAGCTGTATGCAAAAACGGCCTTCGCGGGTATATAAACCGATCAGGAGCCATTCTTTGCCGGTCTATTGAAGCGCAAAAAATCATGGATAAAAAAGAAGAAGTCTCACAGGCTATGCGCGAATTATTCGGCGATGATTTCAAGGGCTTATACATTGCTCGTACGGATGACCTATCTAATCCGGCGCGGCAAGATAAAAGAGATGCCTATTACAAGCACTAAAATTATCCTGCTAAGGGAGCCGAACGCCTTCGGGTTAGTAGGCTCCTGGCTTAATGCAGCCAAGCCGGTCGCAAGCCCGGGCCCTGATATTCAGGGATGCAGAGCGAGCATTTTAACCCTTAGCGTTATGAAAACTACAAATCAAAACATCGACTTCTCTAAAAGTGTAAAAGTATCAGTTGACATCCAAGACCTTGCTAATTTAGGTTGGGAATTATCTGATGAACTTGAATCAAAAGAAACCTATCACGTTGATATAGTTGTGAATGATGAAGGAAAAACAAAATGGAATTTAACAAACACACAAAAAGAGCAAGGCGGTATATGGGAGGGTTCTGATTCAGAAGAAACGGGTGATGATGAGCAAACGATTAAAGACCTTGAAAAACTTCATAGCGAAGGTAACTTATTCAACATTATAACTGAATATTATGGGGCTTAAAAAAGAAATAATAACCAAACCCCTTAGCCATGACACAATCAGAAGCAAAAAAGATAGCTCTAAAAACGGTAAAGGAAACTCAGTGGGTCGGCGAAGTAACGCATGATACGATACAAAAGTGTTTAGATGCCATCAGCTTCTTTCACAGCATGAACTCCGGACTGTATAAACCAAAAGCCGGAAGATTGATTGGCATTCATGGTGTTTTCATGCTTAATGAAGATGGCAGCCTGAACGTTGAGTCAAGAATCATTAAAGTAGATGACAATACTTATAAAATAGAGCACCTTTCAAATGCCGGCTATAAAGCGTTTGAAAATAAGTTTATTGAAATAATTGAATCATAATCTTAGTAAAATGAACATTAAAAAACTAAAAACCATATACGACACAGGGCTGATTAGCCTACAGAGCGTCTGCAACCAGGCCGGGCTACGCTATAATACCATCTACGTCAAGATGAAACGCGGAAGCGAGCTATCACCGGAGCAAGCCGAAGCTATACAGGAAGTACTGGATGGGCTTGTGTTGGTAATCGGGTGAAGTTACACAACAACCAAATCGGCACCTTTTTGGTGTTTTTCACAGGCAACTAATTCAACGCTTCCTGCATAATGCGTATATTTCCATTCTAAGGCTCGCATTTTATCAAGGGCTTTATCCTGCGCATCATTAGGTGTGGGTGCGATAACATAAATCCATGTGCTATCAAATAATCCATGTACTTCAACTTTGTATAGATTCATATTAATATACGGACCCTCAAACGTTACCGTCCCATCCACATTAAGTTTTTCTTCTTTGGTGTTTTTATGGGGATGTTTAGCAAAAGTAACGCTATTAAAATACCACCTCTTATCGGTTATTACGTACCCGTCGCCCTTAATCAATACTTTTTCGTCCGAAGGGATTTCTTCATCAACCTGACCAGATGCGAGTCTTTGTTCAATATCATCTATGGCCTGATATGATAAATCAACCATTTTCTCACTTGTAGATGAATGTTGTTCGCCGCTATCTATCATAGAGTATAATAAACCGATTGTTTTATTTATTAATCTTGTTTGTGAATCACTCATAATTTTCCTCTTTAGTTGTTGTTTTGATTAATATACTTTAACGCTTCTTTTCCATCTATAATTTTCCCATCCCAAAATTGTACATAGGCCATTTTCGTTTCACCATGCCCGCAACAGGCGTTCATTACATTTTCGAGCGTTCCGATACATCCATCATGTCCTTCAGGGGTTCGCTTCTTACCACAATGCCCACAGACATCTTTACCATAGCTGTCTAAGTAATTTCCTTCCTTCATTTTTAATAGGCGTTTATAGCGTCTGGAGGGCGTTTTTAGTGCCCTAAAAATCCAATCTCGTTTTATTTTTTGCAGTTGGTTTCAAATCAGCGCATCTGGCGAACCTCCTCAGAATAATCTCAGTTGGTTTAGAAATTGAACTTTTCGCCAACCTCTTCAGAATAATCTCAGATGGTTTGAAACTTGAACTTTTTATGAACCTTCTTTTTATTCTTGCAACTGGTTTGAAAAATAAAATCTTAGGCAACCTTATTAAAAAAAATCGAGTTGGTTTATAATTTGATTTTTTTACTAACCTTCTCATAAAAATCCGAGTTGGTTTGAAGCTTGAGTTTTTTTTGAACCTACTCAAAATATTTGCAACTGATTTGAAAATGATCGCAAAATCCAACCTGCTTAAAAAAATCTGATCTGGTTTGAAATTTAAAGTTTTCACCAATCTCCTCATAATAATCTCAACTGTTTTAAAATCTACACGTCCGTCCAACCTGCTCAAAATATTTTCAACTGCCCTAAAAGATGCCGTTTAAACAGCTTGGGCAGGGGTCTTTTTGCACGTAAACGCATTACCCCCCCCTTCATCGTGAATACGCGCCGTTACCAAAATCAAAGGCCTCCATCTGTTTAGGCCCCCCTTCAAAATCTTCGCGCCGCCGCCATCGCCACTTATGTTCCGTTCCGCCCAAAAGGCTTTTGTTGGTTTCATCCAGCATCATCAAAAGGGGCGGGTAAATAATACCATCCTTCCTCACGCTATCGGTAAGGTTCGTTATCGTCCGCCTTGTGGAGTTGATTTCCCAGCCACCACGCCGATCAGGAAAGTCCGGAAAGAACTGTTGGTGAAGGTAGGTGGGGCCGATACTCCGGTAGGGATGCTCCTGAAACCAAGCTGCTATTTTCTTCTGCTGATTATTAGCGGATTTCTGCAAACGTGCTATTTGTAGCGGAAGGTAAAAGTCGGTGTTGTATGTTTGGGCTGGTCTATTCATAATGTGGTAGAATCTATTACGTCGCCGGTTTCAAACGCTGCATGATCGAACGGATAAACTCTTATTGATAGTAAATAATCCCTTTGTTTTTCATAAACAGTAATCATCCGGCCTGATTTTTCACGAAAGAAGGATTTCCAAATTTCTCTTTCCCCATCCGTCATGTCTGAGATTTTACGAGCAATGAGGGTGCATTCATCCATCCCAAATCCATTATGATAATAATTCCCGTCTGTCTTGTTCATATAGGGCTGAAACGTATCAATGTATTTTGCATCCCTTCCTATTTGCGCCTTAAACTTTCCATTATGTTCTTTCCAGTTCATAATGCTTTCCTTCTCCTTTTTATTATTTCCGGTTTAGTATGTATGCTTTCATGGCAACCTATCTCGCCGTCCTGCCGAATAAGCGTGGAACATAGCAACTCGATATTATCCTTATCATACTTCAAGTCCGGTCGCGCTCCCTTGCTTCTTATATGGCTGAAAACATGTGCCACCGGCCTGATTATAGGGTGCCCACAGGCGACGCAAACATGCGGCCGCTCATTCCATATCTCCGCATATAGCTGTTTTATTTTGCTAATCGACATCGGTTTGATCAATCTTTTCAATGATTAATTCTGTGCATGGCTCCACGCTGTAGAATTTTCGCGTCCTCCCATCTACAATCTGCTTATCATCAGCCAGTATGTAACCATTCATGGTATCGTAAAGGATTTTCTCAATATTATCCTTATCCGGCGTCTTCGGCCTAAACTTGCCTTCATATCGCTTTTTCTTTGCCTCGCTCCAACTTGTAGGCGTCTGAAACCAGGCGTTAATGTCAACCCTTACTGGCCCACCTATCGGCGTTGCAGGCTTGATCTGCATAAGCTCCTTACGAAGCGTTTTCTTATCTCCACTGGACGGGTCATATCTGTGGCCACTCTTTGCCGTGCGGTGCCTTTTTTGCGATTTAGGGTTGCCGGGTATTACTATTCTCATTTTCATAATGTTTAAGGTTTAGAATTTGCTAATACTTGCCCTCTTTCAAAACTTTCGATATCCGATATCCGTCCTTAACATCTTCAATCTTAATACGAACGCTTTCCCAGTCTTGGTTCATTGCGTAAATACATAACCTATATCCCAACAATTCGAAGTAAAAAGGAATAAAATTGAAGCGGGTTCGACCGTAGTAGCAATCATTAATTTTCTTATCCACCCATTTTTCAAACTTGGTTTTTACTTCTTTTGGTTTTGGGATTCCCATCATGCTATTTTCTTTAACAGCAACCGCAGATTTGTTTTTTCTACGATCTACAATATTTCCCTGCCTGTCTATTCCTCCATATCCGGTGCTCATTAATTCAGCTTTCTTTTCTAATTCCTCATATTGCTCGTCTTTACTCATTTTTTTCCTCCTTTATTTTTCGTATTTCTTTTCAATGTGCTCTTTTGCTGTTGCTATTTGTGCCAAGGTCGTTTGGTCATTAGACATTTCAATCATTTTTAGAATTGTTTCGAGATCCTTCTTTTTAAAGTTAAATCCAGCTATTTTTAAAGCTACATCAGCATTTTTTAATTTGTCCATTTTTGTTTCCTTAACCTCTTCAAAATGAACAGAGTTAAAACATTGGTTCGGAACTTCTTTCAAGAACACGTCAGTATGCCATCTGCTTACTTCTGTTCTTAATACCGTGTAAATTTTATCTTTTTCAAGGTATTCGTTAGCGTGTTCTTTTTGGTGGTCATAACCGCCAGTTCCAGTATATTTTACCTTTGTTACTTCTTGTGCGTATATATTCATTTTAAGTTTCCTTTAGGTTTCGGTTTTATCTTTCCGCTCAGCTAAACTGCTCACCACTAATCCCAGAAAGAGACCGGCTGAAAAAATTGCAAGCAGAAACATTGCTATCGCGTGAATTATTTTGAGTATCATCTTGCCCTTGTTTTATTTGAAGTTGCTCGGCATCACATATCTTTTGCTCCGCCTGTTCGGGATGCAACAGGCACATGCGTATCCAGATTTCTTCCCAGTTGTCTTTGACTAATCTACTGTGTTTCATGTCGTTTTATTTTGATTCCTTTTTGTAAGAGAACTATTTCAGCAACGGCCTCAACCCTTTCTTTGTAAGGCATAAGCTTGTTGTCGGCTACTTTTTGCAGGTTTTCTATGTATTTTTTGAAGTCCATCTTTATTCGTTGTTTTCTACTTTTTCAAGTGCATAAAAAGGATATACCCATATAATACCTCTGGATAATTTTATACCAACATCAGTTATATCGGTTATGACATCAACCTGGTTCTCTTTAGCATACTTATCCATCTCGGACGTCCAGCTATTTTCCCATTCACTTTCTAAGGGGGAATCTTTTTTTACTATTCTTACCTGGTCTCCTACTTTTAAGCCCGATTTTTCTTGAGCTGCAATATATTTAGTTGTTGCCATGATTCGTTTTTATTTAAGTTTTACGCCCTAATCTTAATTAAGGGCATTTCTTATTTAAGTTGTCCGAAAGGCAGGATTTGAACCTGCACGTTGTTATTTGACCGCCTGATGTTTAAATCTCCGGTTTGAACTAACAACTGTGGATGACTACCACATTGGCGTCTACCAGTTTCAACGTGTCCAACACGTTCTCTAAGTTAATCTGGCTATTCCGCCACTTTCAGTACCATCACGTAAGCAAGCCCTCGTTGACACTTTCCGCTTTTAACGGCAAAGGCTCGGTACGCACAAAGAACAGTTAATCCACCTGCCAGCCTTCACACGGGCAGGGGTTTCTTAGGGGTTAATTACATAAAATCCATTAGTTCCCGTTCAATCAACTCCCTGGTTGCCTCAATGAGGGCAAGGCCAATATCTATGCACTTATTGTAAAACGCCGTAAACTCATCCTGTCCCATCTTTGAGAAACTGATACTTGCTGTGTCATACACAATATTACCTTTTGCCGTTACCGCACGGTTGCGGATATGCCCCATCTTAATTTTCATATAAAACAGCACGTCCTCCTCGTTATTGAATCGGAATCCCTTTTCAAACGCTTTTTCCTTTTTATGCTCCGGCAGGTAATGTAGCATAAGCCTGAAAAAAGCAAAAAGTTTGCGATGGTGCATCGGATTGCGTTCCTTCTTAACCTCATATCTCCTCAATTCTCCTTGTTTGATTTTTTTGGCTTTCTCCCAGTCGCTATTATGAGCAGGAATGAAGGAACCCTGGTTATTTTTAATTAAGCCTATCTTCATAGGGAATCCGGTAAATACATCAATCTCATCCCCGAAAGTCTGAAATTACTTTGTTTAAGTCTTGTTTTATGTATTCTATGGCTTTTTCTAAATCATGTAATGATTTATCCATATCTGTTTCAAAACCGTCCTTATATATGTTTCCCTCCTCGCTACATTTTTCGGGTGGGTTGTTGGAATAAGGAGACAAACTAACCCTTAGACCTTCTATTCCTTCTTTTAACTCATCAAGCGAATAGCGTATTTCATCAAAAGCATCTACATATATTCCCGAGGCTTCTCCTCTGTCAGCTTTTTGTCCTATCTTATTATCATTCATTTGGGGTTCTGATTCTTGTGCGTGCATAATTTTATTATTAGTTGTTTGTTTTGTGTTTTTTTTCGGTTACTTCATGCTTTCCGTATTAACTAAAATGGAAGATCATCATCAATGCCTTCAGGATATAGCTCATCATCACCGGGCACCGACGGTAGTTCCCGCTCAGGCAGGTTGTTTTCTGCCGTTTTTTGAGGCGGTTCCTCATTCTCTTCCTGCTCCACCACATTCCGCCCGTGCAGATACTTCTTTATTTCATCAAATAGATCATCTGCTTTTGTATTCGATTCCTCGGAGACTTTTTTGGTGCCAAATACGGGATACTTGAAGTTAATGCTTCCCGTCTTGTCAAGCTTTGCTTCTTTTATCATCACAGCTTCTTCTGATAGATTGGCCGACGACTTTTGCAGATCAATCCACGGCCCCAATGAAGACCCTTTGAATTTGATGTTGCCAATATGCAATTCGCCCGAATCACTCTTATAGGCTATGTACACGCTTGACGTATATTTGCCACCCTTAGCTACTACACTGTCTTTTATCTCTTGATACAGCCCTTGCGCCACGGTCTGCTTGCCCATACGCACGTTTAACACTTCTTTTTGGGTATTGCGAACTTCGTTAGAATAAATACTTTCCTCACTTTGGGAATTATACCCTGTGATACACGAAAGCATATCCAAGGGAAAAAAAACAAAAGGAAATTCTACTTTCTGCTCCTGCTCCCCATCCCAGTAGCTTACATATCCTGCATCCTCACCACCATTCCATTTAAGATAGCGTTCTACTGGATTACTCGTTTGATTTGGAAATCGTTTAGTCATGGTTGGTTTGTTTTTTTGGATTCTAAATATTGGTCAAGAGCTTGACGGAATACTTCCGCTTCCTTCAAACCCGTCTTTTTAACGTAGGATTTTAGCCTTTGCTCTTGCTTTTTTCGTATGCTTATGCTTTTTCGTTCCATATATGAAGTTATATAATTGTATGTTGAATTGCAACTTTATTTTTAACTATTATTCTCTCATAATATCACGCTCCCTATTTTTTATATAGGTATCCATTTGGTCTTTATTTTCGGCACTATAACCTGTCGTTGGATGATAGATATAATCATCTTTATTTTCAGGCTCATCATAATGAATGGGTTCAATATTCCTTTCTTCAGGATCTGATTCACTTATCCAATAACTTATAATTATTATAAAAATTAACAATACGATTTCAGATGTCCCCATAATTACCTCTTATTTTAATTAACTATGCTTCTCTTTAACGTAAGCCTCTGGACTCATAGAAAAGCTGGAAAGGTCGCTGTCTCTTGACAACATCCCATCCGTTGCAGCAATATTAGACGGATTAACTTTCACCGTCCGACTGGCTATTTGAGCATAAGATTTAAAGTTCATAAAATCATCTTCAGAAACCTTCCTGTTTTTCAACGTGTACTTGCCCTTATTAGAAAAGTCTTTAGGCTTCAAATTCATAAGTAGATCAATTTTTAAGTCTGGGTTGGACTGCTCCCACGCTAATTTATTCCCGATTAGCTGATATACTTGATCTTTGCTGAGACTACCGGTTTTTAAATCAACAATCGCTCGTTTACGCCCACCGTTAAAATCAAGCTCCCCTACAAAGTCAAGGGTACAGCACCAACTAAACGGGATACTATCAGACCCATCGTAGCTCCCCATCCACTCCAAGGCTATCACTTCAAAATTACGCTCTTGAATAAAAGCCACAATACAAAGTAATTCATTTTTTATGCGATCCGTCCATTGCTCGCGTGTGGCAAGCTCTTCAACAAACTTCGCTTCCTGTATGTCGTTTATAGCCCAGTAAACATCCACGGCGTTACCTAACTTGCCTAAATCAATACTGCCGTTTCTAAGTAGCAAGGCGGCCATGATATGTGCAAACGTGCCGTAGTTAGAGCTATAAAACAGACGCTCATCCAAAAAGGCCAGTTCGTTTTCTTTAAACCATTTTTCTAAAAAATATGGGGTAGGCATCACTTTCTTCAACCACGTCGTGATAGAGGTATAAAATTTAATTGGATTGGTTTTGTAGTACCACCTGAAATTCTGCTTCTCTAATCGGAAAATATCCGGCTCTGCTACGCTCTTTCCGCTCCAAAAGGTCGCCGTTGATTCCTGATTGATTAAATCACCTAATATTTTTTCGTAATCCATAATTTTATCCTATATAAATTCGGCGCGGGAAACGCCATGATATTTGTGGGGATCGTCTTTGAGCGCCTGCCTATCGGAAAAATCAGCCAAAAAGTCCTCCCTAATTTCATCCATTATCGTTTCTGCAAATTCCGCTACTACTACTTTGCTCATATCAATAGCATCATCGTTCAAAACGGCCTCCAGCAACGCCTCAACATCTGCCTTCCAGGTGTAAGGGTTAAAATTTATCTCTCCTACATTCCTGTTACAATACTGCGCAAATTGCCGCGTAAGTTCCTCATCGAAGGCTCGTTTGGCTTCGGTTACAAGGGCTTGTGTTTTTTTATTCATTGGTCTTTTTTATAGTTATTAGCAAGAAATTTCATTACATCTCTCGTGTCCTTATTTTTAAGATGGCTACTTATAGAACCTAACAAATCAGCCGTAGTCTTAAGGTTGTATGTTTTTATGTTATTTATTTTTGCTTCCATTTTATAAAGCTCTTCTAAAAGAGGTTTCATCGAATTAACAATCTCTTTTGACTTGTTTTTCTTTTGTGTCAAGTCTTTTTCAAAGTCATGCCATAAATCTTCCATCTGCTTCAGCTGTTCATTTTTAACCTCGCGAAATTCCTTCTTATAAGCTGCCATTAAACCACGATACCGTGCCACATCTTCATCAAGCATTTCAATCTCGCTTTGCATAGATGATTTTAGTGATCTTGCATAATCGGCAAGTATGGCTTCTTTTGTATCAGGGTCTTGTGCTTCTTTAATTAGGTTCTCTGTTTCTGGTGTAACCCATACAGTTACTACTTTTGTTTGTTCTTTGTTTTTATTCATTGGTGCCTATTTTTAGTTGTTGTTTGTTCCGATACATTAAATCCCCAAAAATCATCCATCTCCCGAATTACATCAGGATGTGTTTGTGTGTTGTACTTTTCTGCTACGTGTTCCCATCCTTGAGAATGGTTGGGTGACCAAGCGCATCTGCAAGCACTTCTATAACTTGCTTCGCCATTTTCTATTTCTGTGCCCACGCTTTCGCCGCAAATGGAGCAGTCATGTGAAGGCCAATAAGTAATGCCTTTTAATTCGGCCTGTTTTTTAAATTCTTCTGGTGTTCTCATCATTTTTCTAAGTCTGTTGTTTTTAAATTACCTTAATGGAAACATTAACAGCAGTAACCATATCGTAAATATAATCCAAAAAAATGTGCGTTTTGATACTTCCAATTTTCCTTTGTTTTATTTATTAAGTTCTTCTAATAGCGCATCTGCATATTCTACTGATAATTCAGCTACCTCTTTTGCATTCAGAGATACATCAGATGAGATACCCTGCATGGCTGCCATAGTTGCATCTTGCTTTAGCGATTGTCTTATTAATTCGTCAAGCTCATCATCACCTGAGTTTGGAACTTTTAGGCGAATACAAGCTTCTTCGCGTTTGGTAAGGCCATCTTTGACTTGATGCATCTCAACTTCGTCTATCTTAAATACATCGCCATCAGAAAACATAACCCACCTGTCGGCAAAATCTATGCTTTCAATATCTTCTATTTCACCCGTAACCGGATGCAGTGCCCTAAATTTTATTTCTTGTTTCATAATTCTACCCCTACTTTTTGAAGCACCTTTTCAATTTCTCCCATCCTTTTATTAGCATATCTAACAGATCCAGGTAGAAATTCCTTAATAAAACTTTTCTTAGATATTTTCATATCAGTATGGGCATTAATCAACGCATCTATCATTTCCTCAATGAGTTGTGCTTCCGCCCATTTTCTGCAATAGATCGTTATATTTTTACCGATCTTCATTTCTAAGACATTTGGCCCATAAAAGCCAATCTCTTCTATTTTAATTTTTGGTTTCTTCATAATTATTTATTTGGGTTATAAAACCATTTCCAAATTCTTTTAAGCTGCTCGTCTTTCTGCCAATTTTTGCCGATTGCAAAACCTACAAGCATGCTTGGTATGACTAATTCAATTACATATAGGATGGCGTGTAGTTTCATTTTCTTTTGTTCTTTTTGTTAAAAGGATAACCGGCACTTTTAACATAGTCATGGACTCTTTGAAATAAGGCCTTGTTTTCATTCGGATATTTCAACACGTCATATATCCTACGACCTGAGTACCCAAAATGGTCGGCTACATCCTGTACGGTATCGTCAAAATCAATACGAGATTTTTTAAATTTCTTTAATCTATCGCTGTATTCTGTTTGTTTATCCATTTTTATTATGTTCGTGATGCGTTAATGTGAAGCAACTCCTTGAATGTATAAAACCTATTTGAACTTTCAAAATAATATTTAGTTTTTTTTTAAAACATAGAGGTTTGAGCCACATTGCTTTTAAGGTATATCTCTTTTGCACAGTTGAAGATGTATTCCCCTATTTCGGGATGTACACAGTTGCGGAGCATCTTTCTTCTTTTAGGCCCACTTACTTTAAACCCATATTCTTTTTCAAGCTTTTTTAGGTTATCTTTTTCAAACTCAACATCCTTAAAAACGCCTATCTTAAAATCTGACCAAAATAAATGGCGTCCTACTTTTTGGGCCGGAATCATTGGGTTATAAAAAGGAGTTACGTTTTCAACCACCCACTTACACCGTGCGTAATTATCGAGTAACAATATTTCTTGGTATAGCTTCATATCTGGATATTTAGGTTCTAATACCCCCCCCTTACTTGCCCAGAAACGTGCTCTTGAATGCGTTGGGCAAGGCGGGCTACTCCATATAAAATCAAATTCCTTATAATGATCTAAAAGATACTGATGAGCATCACCAACTATTACTTTATCATTAGGGAAGTAATCCTGGTAAACCTTTGCCGTCTCTTCATCCCACTCTACGGCCGTTACATCGCAGTCCGTCCATAGCTTACGATTTCCCCCAATTCCGGCATATAAATTTAATACGTCCATAGTTCGTTTTTTTCATTCATAACATCCCTTTTTCCTTGTAGTGCTTATATGTTCGCTCTAATTCCTTCCGGTAGCCTTCGGTTCTATGTCCGCATCAGCCTGTTCAGGCGTCCAATGGCATACATTTTCAACATCATAAAAATGCTCTTTGCCTAATGATTCCCGAACCTCTTTGGCGTACTCATAATCACTGTAAATGCCTATTACCGGGTCAAATCCACTCCATAAAATCTCACCAACCTTTTCATTATTAGCATCAAGGATATATTGGATACGCTCTTTGGGTTCGGTGATCTTACAGTTAGGTAACGCCATTGCAAGTTCTATATAACATTTCATGGCTACTGCTTTCATATCAGCTCCTGGCTATAAAGTTTAAGGCCATCATCAGTATCTACAAAGTGTGCCCATTGGTGTTGGTAATCACATTTTTTTCGTGAAAGCGCAGGCTTGATAAATACGCTTGATATAGGCGCACGGGTTTCGTCGGGTGCATACACTTCCGGTCTTGCCCCGGGGATAACAGAACCAACAATTAGATCATCGAAGTTTTGTGGCCTGAAGCCAACTATAATCATTGATGATGCCTTGATAATCTGTTTCGAGCCGTACGCATCGTGTACCTCTGGAACGTGCCCGTATCCGCTTTTGCGGTCTTTGGTTGTTGTTACCTGTGAAAGCATGTTCATCAGCACGTTGTACTTGGTGCATAATTGGGTTAGCCGCCTACACGTTTCTGTGATGCGTTCGTTATCACCAACCCAGCGCCCGATATTGAGTTGCACCTCTTGCAGGTAGTCCATAACCACAACATCAACGCCCTGCGTAAACTCGGCTTCAATGAACGACGACTCGATGGAATCTATATCGAAACGATCATCAACGAGTAAGAATTTATCGCCATAGTTCATCCATTCATCTTTCAGGATTTGCTTGACGTTGTCTAAAATATCATTGTTTTGTCCTTCGAGCGTAAAGTACATAACCGTGCGCCCTTGTCTCAGGTGTTGCGCTGCCTCCCAGCACGCCGAACGGGTCTTGCCATGCTTAGATCGGAAAATGGAGCTTTTAACGGTTCCCTTATGAAGTCCGGAATTAGCGTAAATCTTATCATCGAATAGCGGTATACCAAGGTACAAGCGTTCGCCCCAGTTATCTTTTTCTTCGTGTACTTCAAAGGCGGTTTTATATTTCTTTTCAGATCCCTTATTCCAGCCGATAGCACAATCCATTGCCATCTTTGCCAACTGTTCAGGGTGCGTATCCTTGTTCGCCTCATCATTAAGGGTTGATATATCTTTTTTCGCCTTACGGATGCCGCCCAGCTTGGCAAGCTCGTTAATTTTCGGGTCAAACTTGGTGTCGTGATCCCACGCATTGCGTATATGGTTGGCTTCGGCCTCGCTGTAAATACCTAAGTCGATCCACGTATCACAAATAACAACCGGGTCAATATCTTTTCCGGCTTGGAATCGGTTCTGGATAATGCCAAATGCCTTGCTGTTGGTCCCAATTTTGAAGTCACGAAGATTGCTAAGGGTATTCATTGCCTTTGCCAGCGCCTCTTTGCTGTGCAGGCATACGCTTAACACATATTGTTCTGTGTTTTTTGCATCAAGATACCGGCGATCATCCATTTCAGTTAAGGCTTGCATTTATTCTCCTAATTTTGTTTTGATCTCCTATTTGCGGTTTGTCTTCGTTTACGTTCAGATAGCGTTCCGGTTTTTCATCATTCCGCCAGAAGGTACTCCAGCTTGTTTTGTGCTTTTTACCTTCTCCGTTTATCCATGAATCTTTTGAGCGGTTGATAATAGATTGTTTAAGCTCTTTATCAGAATAGGTTTTGAGGCGTTGGCGTATCTGTTTCCTTTTTCTATCTGTAACCCGGCATTGAGCATCATTTATCTTATTCCAAAAGTCAACCCATTTTGAGTAATCAAAAACATCATCATCCTTTATATTTTGTTTAGTTTCTTTTGTAACAGTTTCTTTTGTGTGTGAACTTTGTTCATAGGCGCCCTGTGAACTTTCTTCATAGGTGCTATGAACTTTCTTCATAGGCTCTGATTCTACCTGTGAACTTTCTTCATAGACAACCTCGTATGATTTTATGTCATTAATGGTCTCGGTTTTGATTAATCCATGATCTCCAAGTGATCGTACAGCATCAATTATGCACCTATTAGAGAGGCCTGTTTTTTCTTCAAGTTGAGATGTGCTTATCCTATCAGTCTCCTTATGCCAACCGATTGTTTGCCTGCAAATTATTAGAAATATTTGTATTTCTGAACCCTTTAATTTTGGTAGCCATTCATCTAAGAAATCGTTAGGTATCTGTGTATGATTAATACTTCTTAGTTTACTCATTTATTGCTCTTTTTGGAGTTACAAATATTACAAAGTGTTTGTAAATTCGAAATATGATTACCACCACCAATAGATTGTGCTTCAACATGGTCTATCTCAAGTATCCATAATTTACCATCTTCTCTATCAGGTAAATAAGGGGCAAAACTACCATCATAATCTTTATTTATTTTATCTGAAATAGGTGCTTTTACACCACATTTCTGACAAGTAAATTTATCTCTTTTATGTACTAATCTTCTTTTGTTAGGTGTAATATAAAAAGCCATTTTCCTTATAATTAGGTTAAATAAAAAAGCCCCTTAGAAGAAACGGCTGCGGCCTGTGGCATTTTCCCAAAATCGTGTAGGGGTTGTACCGCAAACCGCCTCTTCTAAGAGGCTATAAACGATTTTTATTAAGCATGCCACTGCTTATGTTCAAAATGTCAAGTTGAATATTAACAAACGTGCAACTAAAAAGCAAACGGAAACTAAAACAACGTAGTCTGGCTTATGTGCTGCTCAAATCGCTTCACTGCGGCGTTGTAATAAACCTCATCAAGCTCTACATCTTCAAAAACCATTCCCTTCCCCTCTCAATATCTGAAAAATATTTAGCGTTCGTTTGGTGTGGCTCATAGTCATCTCTTAGCATTCTATAAACAGCTGAACTACCAATGTTTATTTTTCTTGATATATCCATTCCAGACAACCCTTCCTTAGAAAGCTTTTTTACTTTTTCATAATCCTGTATTCCCTTTTCATCATAATAAGTGCCTCTAAATTCATTTACCCTAAAATTCATTGTTGAAGCCATATCATCATGCTTTAAGTAACCCACAGAGCCGGTGTCTAAAACAACTAATGCAAACAAATCAACCTCCCCCAAAGTGTATTTCTTTTTATTGCTTTTACCGTGATTCCGTATATTAAAAATATAGGCTTTCGTTTCTTTAGCCCTTTGAGGAACCATTCTATAAGTTTGAGTAGTTTTGACTTGCACCCTTTTTATTTCAGATCCTATATCTAAGCAAACATCATAAGGTAGCCCCTGCTCGCTTGGGTATGCTATAAAGCCCTTTAATATTAAATCAGCACAAACAAGATATTCACCTGCTTTGCCTATTTGTAACTCGTTCGATGTTCTTATTTTAAATCCCATACCCCAAGTTAACATATTCGATTGAATATATCAAGTATCGCAAATAGCTAAATCCCAATAATTTTCAGGCTTATTTTTCATTAAGTCCATGCAGTCGCCCAAAAACATGCGTATCGTGGAGCGACCTTTGTATTCTTTACACTTTGTCATAGATTATTTTATGTTTCGAATTGTTCATGTTATCCCGCGAATATGCGTATTGTTGATAGCATCCGTTGTGGTGCATTAAGTGTACACGCACCCGCACTCATGGCAGATGTCAGCTTGAATGCCTACCTCCTTGTGAATGCCGGCATCATCTGTAACCGTTAGTTCAAGGCTATCGCACTCCACACATTTCCGTTCTCTTGGATTATTTACTTTTAAATGAGAATAATCGTTACCATCCGAATAACGCACCACAACACCCGCTAAGGGTGCATGGCCTTGTTGGTTATCGGAAGTTTGTTTCTCGTTGCTCATATCATTGTGTTTTGAAAGTTAAGTAGCCCGTTGCAGGTCGGCCACGACACCCTAGCTTCTACGTTAGGCATAATACTACTTACGCCATCTAATCAGCATTTCCTTTTTGCCATTATACTTAGTCCTATCTGCATCACGCTCGAACACTTCTTTTACTTCTATTTCAGCATTATCAAGCAGTACACATACCCAAGCGTGTTCTTTTTCGTCAATATGGTGTGAGCGTGTTCTTAATCCAATTTCATTTAATGCTTTTAGTAAAGGAATTGCTTCTTTGTTCGCCACAAATTCACCATCTCCAAAATCAACCAATTCGTGCTTATCACCTATTTTGTGGTGGTGGTTGCAATACCTGTATTCTTCTGTTGAGTCCTTCATAATTTACAGTACCATGCCTAACAAAGGCTAAAATTAATAGCCTTATCAAGCTGATTGTTTAATTGATTAGTTCATTCCTCGGCTTTAATTTTCCTTGTAAAACATTTAGTGCAACAATTAAATGCAAACTTAGCACCTTCTGTTATTGGTTCTCGTTTGCACTCAGGACAAATTGCTACGTATTTCTTCTTTCCATAAATATCTTCTGCTGTTGCCATAATTTACTCCTCCGCTTTCGTTAAAACCATGCGCACATAGGCAGACAGCGAGATGTTCAAAGCATCGGCCTGGGCTTGTAGTTTTTCCTTTAGTTCCTTTGGCACACGTATTTTCAAGTAATCTTCCATAACCCGAAGATACCACAAATAAACCACAACCACAAACCCGCACAGGAAATATCAGAAAAACATAAGTAATTCCATCTCTTTTTTAAAAGCTTTGTTTAAAGCACACATGATGCGTTTATAGCAGAAGAAAGATGGGAGAATAATTTGCACGCTATGCCTAACAGCTATATGTTACAGGTGAAGCAAATGAGGGAAACCTCAAAAACTAACAACATAGTATAATGACTAACAAGCTCAAAAGGTTCTTAGATAACAGAAAGGAATCAGATTTTATTGATAAAAATGCTTATGCAAGTAGAAAGGCAAAGAGCTTTCTTAATACTGATGCCTATAAAGACAATGAGAAGTACAAAGGAAATGATATACATGTTATGCTTTTAGTTTTAAGAGACCCAAGCCAAGAAATTTAAATCCCAAACAAACCCTTAGCAAAATGAATAAAAAAACAGGTAATATGAAATCACGAATAGCCATAGGAACGATAATCTTCTTTTTAGGTTGTGTATCACTTACAAATGCTCAATCTAACCAATATGAAATTAAAAAGGCAGTTAAAAATGCCGTTGAAAAAGCCAAAGAAATAGGCATGTTAACAAGAATTGATACCCAAAATAAAAGCTTCTATATAAAGAGAGTTTACTGGTTTGCATTTAATAGTAAGCAAAAAGAGAATACCGTCCGTGCCTTTGCGCGGTATTTTGGATATTTTATTTATGACATGGATAGTGCTGTAGGTATCTATGTTAAAGATAATCAGTCAGGAAAAACACTTGCTACTTATGGTGTTTGGGAAGGCGTTGTAATAAAATAACTTATCCTGCTAAGGGCGCCGAAACCTTCGGGGAGTAGGCGCCTTTTTCTTAACCAAAACACAATGAAAATGAACAAGACAAAAGACGTTACCAGTGCCGAATTGAAGGCCTTATCAGATACGTTTAGTGATGAAGATAAAGATGATTTTGCAATGACTATCGGCAATCTGTTTTTCAGGATGGAAGAGATGGATTTTGATACGTGGTGGGTTCAAATTTATATTGGAGAAGCCCCCTATTTTTTCGGTGGTAATATAATAGATGGCAGAATAAATGCTATCAATGCCCTCGTGCAAAGGGGCCAAGAAATTTTGAATAAACAAAAACAAAGAGGATAAAATGAAATTTAATTTAATTGAGGCTAAGGAAATTTTAGATTTTGAGAAAGAGCTTGGGGTAGAACTAACTGTTAACGAGCGGCCTGAAGCAGACAACTTGCCTAAATATCATGTAAGTTTTGACCATGTGGAGGTAATGGAAGGTGGGTGTTTATGTAGTCCCCGTGGTGATGGTGAAACCATAGACGATGCCTTGCGGGACTATTGTAATGAAATAGGAAATAGGCGAATAGCCTTGTTTGCATATACTGATAAACGGAGGGAGGTTGTTTGTCCTAAATTGGTGCATACAAAAAAGGTCAGACGTTTATCAAGGGAGGAAGAGAAAGAAAAACAAACCAAAAAAAAGGGCAACTATTTAGTAGAAGCAGTGAAGAAATTAACCGGAAAATACTATACGCCTCCGGGTGTTTTGGAACACATTAAACAAGAAGATAGAGCCAAACCTAATTTTGATAGCGTTATGGAAACTAATCAAGAAATAGAAATAATATCCTGGAATCGTTTTCCCGGGTTCTATGTCGTCAGTAAAGATCAATCTATCTTTGATGGATTGAAGTTTCATTTTTGGGCCGAAACAATAACAGAATGCAAGAAATGGATACAAGAAAATGAAGCACACAAAACAAAATAAAAGCTATGATTGCGGGCTGGCGTGTGTAGCCTGTGTAACCGAGGAAAGTTTGGATTATGTTACCAAATTAGCAGGCGATTCATTGGCGACCCGTGAAGGATGCGGGCCTGAGCTGCTTTGGATATTGCTTTCATACTTAGGTGTAGCAACTCGCGTTTTATACCGTTCTAATTGTGATACGTGGCCACCTGATACAAAGAAACCATTTATAGCGCGGGTGTTTACGCCAGCCCAACATTGGATAGTAATTGATGGTGAGACGGCTTACGATTCTGAACATGATGAGCCAAGCAAAAGTGATAGCTACGAAATTGGTAATGTAATACTTGAGTTGTACACCCAACGTTAAAAATAAGGATAGTATGGAAAATAGTAAATTAATTACAATATTAACAGAAGTTGACGAGGGAACAAAAACCCCATTTAAAGCACATAATGAAATATTATCTTTATTTGGTGTTGTACAGCAACGCGAACAGTTAATTGCTTTTATGGATGACCTTAAACAACATCCAAGGTTAATAATACTCCCAACAGAAACAATAATAGATGGGTATATGAAAAGTAACGGAATCAAAACGACAAAATTATGAGATATGCACAACACAAAGGTGGCCAAAAATTACACCTTGTCTACGAATTAGAAGATGGATTGACACAACCAGTTTGCGGTAAGAAGGTGGACGTTTATAGAGCTACATTTAATGTACCATTAAGTAATGCTTGCAAAAACTGCCGTAGAAGATTAAACAGTAAAGCCTTTGAACCTAAAAACTTTATTAAGAAATATTATGAATAAAACGGAAAACGAAGTTATAGCTGATATGCTCGAAAGAATGCAGGCAAAGAAAGATCATGCTATTGCTCTTCGGGATAAGTTTTTTGACAACGAGAAGAAGCGTGAATTTTTTAACGGCATGATCGGCTGCATTGAAGATTTAGAAGGGCATATGCAAAAAACGTGCACCATAACTTTTAGTGCTACTTCCCTCTGGGGCGGTAAAACAGAAACTAAAACCGAAACAAATAAAACAAAACTATGAAAAATCCCGAGCAACTATCCACCGCTGAACTCTCCATCACCTTGCGTGGTGAAAATAGTCAAACAGAATGGGCTAAGCGCATTGGCTATGCTGACCAGGGGGCCGTGTCCCACTTAGAAACAGGCAAGATAAAGAACAATCAGGTACGGGCGCACCTGCTCGATATTGCTAAGTGGGAGGGTTAGTCTTTTTTAGGCTCTTCCTTTTTTGACAGGTCAATGATCGGCCCGAAAAGACGCAGAATCTTACCGTTGAGCATGTCGTGTTTGTCAAGATCTTCTTTGGTGAGGGCTTCAAAATCAACCTTTTTCTCTTTGTCTGCAAGCTCCCTAAGTTCTTCGTCAATAGCAGTGATCTTTGCTTTTGTCTTATCGGGGATGTTTTCAAAAAAGACTTGGCCGTCCGGACGCTCAATCTTTTCAACTTGATCTAAGGCGCTTACTTTTTTAATAATTTCGTCTCGTTCGGTTGCAAGTTTCTTTTCGCTTGCCTTAATGGCCTTGAAAGAATTTTCGATCTTACAGTTAATCTCAAAAGCTTTGATACATTCATCGTTTCTGAGACCGTCAAGTTCAGACCAGTTATTTAGGATAAAGTTTGACTCGGAATATTTCATGTTGAGGAATTAGATTAGGATTTGACAAAAGATAGCAAAAAAATGTGTAACTTGTTAATTAAACCAAAAACCATACTACTATGAAAAAACTACTCTTATTCTTAATTTTTCCATTTCTGTTCTCATGCTCTTCAAGTACAAGCGTAGAGCCGCCTGAACAAAACTATCCTTACACCGTAGGCACGTGGACGGTTGAAAGCCCTAACATGGCAGAGTGGAACGGCACGAGAGGTAAATCGATGGCATCGCTAAGTGCAGACACGTCTATCATTGCAGCACCGGGGCAACATTCACTTACGATAGTAACCAATGATCAAATTGTAAACGGATTTGACATTCAAATAACTGACACGTCTATCACAAGAGGCTTGATATTTCCAGCTGCAACTCGAATGACATTTCCTGATTCTACATTCAGCGGAGCCGATAATGCAGGCGGGCACTTAGGGATAGATTGGAACTATAAACAAGGCTATATGTATATGGAGCTTTCGGTTCGACTTAACTGTGATTTTGAAGGAGACGTTAATCGCATATTTCTTGAACTCCGCAATGCCGAAAATACCGAGGCCTATCGTTTTTACGAGTTCCAAACAACGGGATTCTTGCAAGCCGTTAAAGATGTAGCCGGATGTATTATGCCTTAACTTTCACAGTCCAGTTATTATTTGAATCCTTTTCGTCAGAAAATAACATCCCAGATGGAATTTCGGTAATATCAAGCGTCAAATCATCAGTAGTAGGAATATCCATATAGGTGTTTCCAAGCAAAGCAACGCCTCTTGGTGATGCGTAGAACTCAGATTTTATCTGTTGCATATTATAAGCATTAAGTTGCCAGTTGCCTCCCGAACTATTTCTATCAGCAACACGCAGCCTAAACCGATTGAACCCCGTTTTGTCTGAAATAGAAAAGAACTTTGTAATCTCTATTGAGCTGCCTGCTAATGAACCATCTTTTGTATTAATCCCATTCCAAGTAGTACCTCCATCAGTTGACCCTTCAAAATAGAGTGTGTAATCATAGGTCGACACACTACTACCGCCCACTTCCTCTACTTCATATGAACCACTGATATTTTCATAGTCAACAACGATAAGGTTACTGGTAGACGCTTGATTCGTGCCTGAAACTGATTCACGTATAGCCGCCGTTGTGGGGAATCCGGGCACGCTGCTATTTCCGTCCAGCGTTATTCGCGCGGTAGTGCCGTTATCCTCAAAAATTTTCAGCTTCTTGTCCGTCCAGTTAAGTTCGAGACCCCCGGTTGAACTATAATTATATACCCTGTCAGAGTCGAAAGATGCGCCTGCAAATATACCCGTACCTGCAAATCCATCTGCTTTAAACACGGGACTTGAGGGACTACCTACTTGCAACACCTGCTCGGCCCAATTGTTGAGGAACGTAGCACTTGCCTTGGTTGCACTCCCTGCCCATTGTGCGCCTACATCGAAGTAAGAACCTGCAATCCTACCTGTATCCGCAAATCCGTCCACCTTTAACACGGGATTTGAAGGGTTGCCTACTTGCAACACCTGCTCGGCCCAATTGTTGAGGAACGTAGCACTTGCCTTGGTTGCACTCCCTGCCCATTGTGCGCCTACATCGAAGTAAGAACCTGCAATGACATTGGTTGAGCCAAGTTGCAAAAGGTAATTTCCATCAACAGACCCCCGAAACCCCCAATCACCGCTATCATTGTAATACATCTGCGTGTAGTTTTCACCGCCAGCAGTACTTGCAGCTTGCATACGTATAATCGGCAAGGGATTGGTTGCTGTGTTTGGATACCAAAAACCGACTTTCATCGTTTTCTCGCCAGCGACTGTGGATAAATTATTCCCAATATACAGGCTACCGTTTGTGTTTGTCTGGCTGAGCGTGTTGGCGTCAGCGGCGAAACTTGCAAGGTTAACCAAAGCACTTGTTCCGCTTAAGATGCCACCGCCAAAGGAGAAGGTTTGATCTGATTTGAAATAATCCGTCCCTGCTGTAAGGGTGAAGGTATCCGCTGTTACCGTGCCCGTAAGGGTAGCATTTCCCGCCGTGTCCCAAACAAAATTCCCCGCAGCCAAATAACCCGAACCATCACTCTTGAAATAGTTCTTCCAAGAAGCACCATTGTAATAACCGAAATAAGTGGCTGTAAGGTTTAACCCGATGGCAAGGGAACCTGACACGATGGAGGAGCCCTGTATAATCTTTTTAACGTACCCCGCACCATTTAAGCCAGCATTAGCATAACCCGACCATGCAGAGATGTTTGAAGCCGCCGTGCCATTTACGTTTGAGGTGTCATTAGCGGTATTTGCCCCGGTTACATCCGCCCCTGTGGCAATACCACCTAATTTAGTGCCTTCGGTTGAGTTAATCACACCCAAAGATGTTGGCTTATCGGTAAGATTGCCATAACCCGAACCGCTCGTTATTATCATCTGTCCTTTCAGGGTGAGCGTACTACCCGTAAATTCTAAATAATTATTAGAACGAGATGGATCTCCAACAAAAACCGTATCCGTTGCGTAAAATCCGTAGGTAGAAGAGCTATAACCAGCTAATCCATTTAGATTCCCTGTCTGCGTGAGCACTTGGTAGGTTGCCGCAGCGGGGCGTGGGCCGCCGGTGCCTGTGTTTGTCCATCGCACCATACGACTATAAGGTGTCTTAGAGAAGTCAGATGTTGAACTTCGATCTAATACCGTCCGCTCAATAAATGAATCGCCGCTCGTTCCATAATCAAGAACAACCGCCCCTTTATTGGCATCTTCTCCAACCAACAAGCCTGTAGGTCCCGCATAATCGGTAGTAAATGTCCAATCTTGTGTTCCGCCCGCGTTATCTACATAAAGGGTTACCGTGCCCCAAATATCGCCAATTTTAAGCCCGTTCGTTCGGTCAACAATGCGAATGCGAATCCAATCACCAGAGGCAAAGGTTTGGAAGTTAGCAAGCCCAGCCAAATCTTCAATCGTCATGGTGCCCGAACTCCCGACAGCAGGTATCGTAAAATTACTATCTAAAATACCCACAGATTTTGTAAGGATATCACTGCCTGCTAACGCTTGTGCAACGTCAACGGTAAAAGCTTTAGCTATAAGCTCATCAATATATAGTGTGCGAAAATCTCCAATGCCACTTTGTGTTATTTGTGCGCCTGCTGGATTAGCCGAAAACCAATCAGAAAAGGTAGCGGTCTCAACATTGCCTGCAAACGTAACATCATTCGCCGTAACATTTCTCGAAGAATCTACAAAGGGGTTGCCTGCTATGTTGATGCCGTCCGCAGCATCTAATTTCCCACTACCACTAAGCTCCATGATAGCACTTGTACCACCATCCGCATTGTGCTTTGAATACCACCTATGGACACCATTAGATTTATAGTATAGTGTAGAGGGTTCTACGCCAAACCCATACATAGATACGCCGCCAAGACTGTTGCCATAAAGACTTATTTTATCTTCCACGGTTTGCGCAAAAGCTACATTACCAGCAGCGGTAAGCAAGCCAGAAAAAGAGCCTATGGTAGCCGTAAGTCCAGCCATCTGTGCATTTCTATATCCCGTGTCTCCTGCATTGCGGAACTGGTAAGAAACAGGAGATAGGAACTTGCCCGAATCAGGGCGTAGAGTGCCAGCTGACAGAGCACCCCGAAAACTAGCTGCACCACTTCCATCATCAAGCGTATTATAAACCGTAGATACGTTGACAGGAGTTGCGCTCGCTCCCGTTAACTTTAATGGAGCTGAAATGACTGAACCATTAGCTGTTTCAGATTGAATATAATTTGTTCCCGCTGCTTGGATAAACCTAATTCCCCCTATCCAACTTTCAACTGTTGATGTGATAGACAAGGTATTAGCCGTTACATTCCCACTCCCATCCACCGTAGCATTCGCTGTACCAGCAACTCTCGAATTAGCGTTATCCCAGTAGGTAATCGCTCCGTTGGGCAAGCTGTCAGGGCGTGTCATTATCGCTTGCAGCGTTCCACCAGCCCAGCCTACTCTTGCAACAGCACTGTTATCCGTTCCAAATACTACGTCATTTACGCCGTCTGCCTTAAGAATCTTAGACCCTGCAATAGCACCTGCTGCAATAGAACCCGTTGCTCCTTCGCGTTGGATGATGAAGTCTTTGGTAGTCTTTATCTGCTCGGCGTAATTAATATACGCAGGCCCGTTCTGGGTGATGTTACCGTTTATTGTAATGTCGGCATTAAAGGTATTTACACCCGCCCACGTGTTGTTTCCGCTTAGCGAACCGTACAGTCCGTCAGCCTCAGACGTAGAATATACGCCTAAGTTTGCTCGCGCCGTAACAAAATCATTAAGGTCGGAAAGGTTATTGGCTTGCTGCAGGTACCTTGTATCCGAGTCAGTGTATCCCGTGCCACTAACGCCCGAACCGCTTGAACCGATCGTCGAAGATGTGCCCGAATCGCTATTCTTATATATAATATTAAAATCATCGGTACCTGTTACTATATTTATTTCCCAAAAAAGCCCGTTCCACTCATGCTCCCCAAGCGTCAGTTCGCCCCCTAAAAAGAAAAGATTTTTACTGTCTCTTACAATAAGATTTTGAGAGCGATAATCCCCGATAAGGTCAGCCCCAAGCGATAATCTCGACGAACGCTGACTATCCATAAATTCGCGCAGCAATAGGTTGGCATGACCGATGATCGAGGTCTCTCCTACAAGCTTCCAGGAGTCGGATGTCAGGTTGGCTCCCAAGCTATCAGATGTTAATGCAGCATGACTATACGATGTTGGCCCGTCGCCAAACAGTACTTTTTCGTGGTCGTAATTTTTTGACTGGTTGGCGGTCTGTGTAAGTTCGTACTCAATCGCCGTATTATTACCATCTGCGACGGAGGTGTTATTAATTCGATAAGAAGACCCACCACCAAAAGACGTTTCGCTTGCATACACGCCAGCTGAATCATCAGAAGGATAAAAGCTGATGGTGATATCTCCGTCAGCATCAACGGGAATTGGAAGGGTATTGATAAAGACGAATCCTATGTACAACGTCTCGCCAGCAGGCGTGTTCAACGTCCCCTGAAGTTCAACCTTATTGATGGTTTGAGATGGATCCCATGCGTCTGTGTTTACGTTCCAGCTATAATTACCCACTTTGATTTTGAAATATCCATAAACAGGATCTGTTGGGCTGTTAAGCAGGGCATTAATTCTAAAAGATAGTTGTATGTCCTGATTGCCGTCAGATTGAAAATACTGGGTAAACTCTTTTGGACTGCCTGCCCCGTCTATCGTTACCAGGTCGGGAAACTTAATATTTGAAACAGTCGTCCTGTGATCAAATAGAACGCGCGCTTCTTTTATTCCGTCATTAACACTATTCAGCCCGCCCGGTTTTTTAAAGCGGTTAATCTTGTCAATAGTCGTTGTGAGGTCAACGGTTGCGCTTGCCTGCTGCACGCCTAAACTGTTATATTGATATTCTTTTACCGCCGCAGGGTTTTGGAGCGCGGAAAGCTGGTAGAGCCTCCACACACCCGCATCTTGCCGCAGGATAAGCCCGTGATTGCGAAGGATGTGGTTAAGGGCTACATCGCTCTTTATCGGTTGGTCTGTCTCGTCTCCAGACTGTGCATATTTTCGAAGGGCAAAGACGTCATTATAAATTTGATTGAGGAAGTCGTCCGTTGCCAATATACCGCTTTCTGTCCACGCCGTATATGAGTAGATCGGCAGGTTGTATCCCAGCTGACCTAAAATATCAGCAATCGTTGTGATGATGGCTTCTCTGCCGCTATTCAATCCGTATGACACGCCCGAAAGCCGCGTTAGGTCTTTCGCAATGATCGTTGCGCTGTACACATACTGCCCATCGGGATAGTCCATCATGCCGGGCAGCACGGCACCCGTCCAGATAAGCGAGCCATTGATCTTATAGTTCATTTGAAAATCATTCTCATCAGAGGCGTATATCTCATCAAGAATAGCCTTACCGTCGTACCCCAACACGCTATCAACACCCTGTGAGCGTATTTGAAGATATAGCTCAAAACGTCCTTTTATTGCGGGCTTTTCGAAGGGCTCTTTGGGGTTGATCTTCTCGAAAAATAACTTGCCAACGCCCTCGCTTTTGTTGCCCTTGATATTCGTTACCGAGCCGATATACCCATCCTTTAATAGCTCAACTACGTGGGTTGCCTCGGTGCCATTCGTGGAGGTCTTATGTTGAAGGCGGTATTTAACTCCATAACTCATTATCGTAGTTTCCCTCGTTGCGCCGTATTAATCGTTGCTACCATATCGGGGCCGCGCTGGACAAATTCTCCGAAAACACGGATGTTTTGATCACCTGAAAATCCTCCCATCGAAGGCATCCCCCCGCCCATGCCCGGCATCGAAGGAATGAGATTCGAGAAGTCTTTCATCGCAAGAATATTATCATCAGGATGAAATTTTACGATAGAGCCGTCCGAACGAATAAGGGCATCGTTTACAGACGAAGAGCGGCCTTCTCTGTTTTTTGCTCGTTTATCTATGCCCGAAGAAACACCCGTGCCAGCCGCAACAAGTGCCGCGCCCGCTAATATATAGAGCCCGCCCGGCCCGGATAAAATCCCCGTAAAAGCCATCGCGGTACCTATCGCTATTAAAAGTTCACCAAGCGCAATGGCAAAATCGGCAACGATCTGCATAATTTGTTCAAAAGCTGTTTTAAACTTGCTGCCTATACCCGCCAAATTTTTCCCTATGTTTGCTGATAGTTTGGTTATAGCCCCACCTATTTTATCAACAAGGAATGTTTGAAAAGCTTCCCCCGTAACTTTAAAATCATCTACAAATTTTGTCCATATATTTGATGTATCCCCAAGAGCAGCTTCAGCCACAGTTGATAAAGCCCCTGTTGCTTTCGCCATCTTTCCTAAATCTTTTGCATAACCTTCCGCCATGTCGCTGACACTTACGTTTTTGATCTTATTAATTGTTGGCAATCCATCTTGAATGCTTTGCAGGTATGTTTGGAACCTCGTGTTTACTTTTTTGTATGCCGCACTGGTTCTATCCAATCCCTGTAATGCCAAATCTCGCAACTTGTCTTTGAAGGCCGTTACCGTTGCAAGCTTCTCTTTGAGATTTGGAAATAATTCGGGAAAGGAACTTTTTATTTTAATTTGCTGTAATTGTTTTTGAAGTCCGTCTAAAATATCTTTCACGGCGTCCGAGATTCCGCCTCCCGTTTCAACTACCGGCTCAATCTTAACTTTGGGCTTGAAAATAAAGGGCCCCTTGTTATCTTGTAACCCAAGCATGCTAAGCCCCATGTCGTCTAATGTCTGGCCTGGTGTTAGGGCTATATTTACAGGGATCTCAATGTTGCCCATGAGCTGATGCTTCTTCTCAATAAGAAGGTCAAATTCTTTTTTAAAATGAGCGGTGTTGCCCAAAATCTTATCCATTAATCCAAATCCCATGTTTCTGTTGAGCCTTTTTTGAACTTCCTCAATAGCTGCATTAACCCGCTTTAAATTTGCTGCATCTAAATTTTCTAAAAGATCATGAAGCTTTTGCGTTTGCTGATAACTCTTGAAAGCCGAAGTACCAATGGCCGCCAAACCAATAACTATGGCTCCAATACCAGTTGCTAATAATAACCCCTCGAAAGCCGTAAGGGCCGTAACCGCAGCCCATATTCCCTCTGTTGCAGCAAGGCCCGCGGCGGCTCCTATGCTTTGAAAGCCCACAATCAATTTTGGAACAAAAACAACCAAGCCTTTCATAACCCCAACGATACTTGACAACGCTATTGAAAGTTTACCCAAAATGATTAACGAGCCGCCAAGGATAAGCGTCCATTTTGTCCACCAAAAGATATTTTTTTTCGTCTGGTCGGAAAGCTCGCCGAACCATTTCACCCAGTCGCTAATATAATCAATCAGCTTGATAGCCATCGGGAATAGAACTGTCCCAAGTTTTACCGCTTCTACTTTTAATCTCGCAAAAGCTTTTTGAAACTTGAACTGCACGGTCTTAGAAACGGTTGCGAATCCCTTGTCAAGGTTGCCCGTAGATTCCTGTAAGTCGTCTGCTATTCTTAAATAGGATTCCGTTTGAGCACCTGCCGTACCCATAATGGCAGCTAATCCACGCACCCGACCTGCAAAGGCTGCCAATCCCTGTTCATTTCCCTTAAAGCTTTTTGTAAGGTCAACTAAAGCCCGGGCCAATCCTTGTTTTTCGATCTTATCCCGAAGGCCATCAAAGGTAAGCCCTACGCTATCCAATGCTCTTCTCGCTTTCGGCGTCTGCTTAAGAAGCGCGTTCATTATTCCACGCAGTCCAGTTACGGCTTCTTCGGCGCCAACACCAAGCCGCGTAAATGAAGCAATAGAAGCACCAACCTGGCTAAATGAAATACCTAATTGTGAGGCTATACCCGTAACACGTCCTAATACGGGGGCTAATTCCGATGCTTCCAGGTTACCCTCCCGAATGACACCAATAAGGGTATCAGTTGCCTCGGCCGCCGTAAGTCCTTGTTTTGAGTAGGATTGCAGAATACCCGTCAAGGCCCGGGCAATGTCTTTTGTCTCACCTAAGCCAATAGCCGAAGCCTTAGCAGCGCGCTCCAGTGTATTCATGGCCTGCGCCCCACGAAGCCCCGCGCTCGTTACTACAAACAGCGCATCGGCAAGCTCTTTCGGGCCACGGCCTGTTTGTTTTGCCAAATCCAGCACGTCTTTGCGCATTCCCTGTACCGATTCTGCCGAAAGGCCAACCAACGTTTGTATTTTTGTCATTGATGCCTGGAAGTCGGAGGCCATCTTAACAGAGGCGGCTCCGGCAATAGCAAGCGGTGCAGCAAGGGTAGCAACCGATCGTCCAAGCCGCTCGGTCTTACGGCCAAACGCCTTTAAGCGGTATTGCGCCGATGCCAGCGTCTTTTTAAACTGCTGCGCATTGGCTGTTAAGAGAAAAGTGACTTTTCTTGAAGGCATTAGTTTTTCCTTTTTTCTGCAAGGCCTTCAAACAGGCCTCTCATTTCATCGTAATTAAGCACTTTCGGTTTTTCACCCCGCTTCCTTTTTGATTCCCAAGGTGCTTTTTCGCGCATAATGCTTTTTGACTGCTTCTTACTCCACGCCGTTCGTGAAGCATTGTATTGAGCAAAAAAGAATCCATATCCACGAATGGCCTCTATTTCCTCATTACGAGATTCAGCCCATCCTATCCATGCGTTCACAAATTCCCGCAAGGTCATTTCCCAAAAGGATTCGCGGTTTAACCCAATTTTGCCGAAAGCGACCTGAAATAATCTATCCCAGGTTAACCTTTCGGCTTTTTTGCGTTTCCCTCTTTTTCGGCCTGTTCCTCTAACTTTTTAGCCACACTTGAATTTTGAAGGGCTTCCTGAAGCTCTTTCATCAGCTTTGGATTTTCATCAATAGCAAATTCAAGCGTCGTTACATCAAGCTTGTTACCGTCTGTCTTTTTAAGGGCAGCGTGGTTAGCTTTAAGAAACATTTCAAGGAACGCATCGAAATCAGAATGAATAGCACCGCTGACCTCATCAAATTCTATCTCGCCGGAATTGGATATATACCAAAACACGCGCATGCCAAAATGAAAAGGATAGTCCTTATCACCTACTTTTATGATTTGATTCATATTATATGGTTGTTACGTTTCGAGTAAGGGCACCATTGCCTTCAATCGTGAAGCTTGATTCGATTGGGTCGTCGCTACCGCCCGCATCAATCGAGAAGTTACTTAAGATGGCGTCGCCAGTATAGGTTACATCATCAATAACGGGTGTTTCGGGCCCGAAAGAAGCAGTTCCGCTCCGTGTGCCTGAAATCATTGCTATTTCGATAGCAGCCTGTTGTGCATCGCCTTCGGGGTTATGATATAGCCCGATGTCCATGCTCCAGTCTTTGCGACCGGCCAGTTTATCGTTCCAGTCGCCGGAATCCCAATCCGATACGTCAATAATTTGTCCATCTACGGTAAGACTAGCGCTGGTAACGTTACCCACCTTCGTAGCTTCCCACAGAAACACAAGTGATCGTCCTAATTTTTTAGCCATTTTTGATACCTCTTTAAGTTATACGGAAACCAAGCGGCGGTATGCCACTTTGATCTCCAGTTGTTTAGTGTATAGTTCAAGTTCGTCCAAATAATCTTCCATACCCGAAGGCATATAAAAAACATCATCAATTTCAATGCTGTTAAAGGTGCCACTTTTGCCTTCAAGCTCTTTGCGTACCACTTCTTGTAGTTCTAATGCTTCAGCATAGCCGTTTACGCCATCTCTGTTTTTGCCATAGCTCCAGATATCAACCATCGCCATATCAAAGGTGCTCGGCCCGCTAAAATCGCTTGTATCAATGATGTTATTCGTGCGAAACGTAAGGCAGGGGAAAAGTGTTTGCCCCTGTGGGATAACTTTCGCATAGAACCGCATCGGAGCCGTTCCGATCATGTCGGTGATAGCCGTTTTGCTTTCTATGAGTCCAATTAATCCTTTTATCATGTTGTATGCTTAACTATAAGATTGCGGATTCCGGTATCTACATGCTCAAATTTCCGTTCGTCAAAATCGCTTAAATCCATCGTCTTTATCTCGGCCTGAATACTTAAGCCAATAACTTTAGCATCGCCGCTTTCAATCTTCTGCGTAAGTTCTTTTAAAGCCTCTAAAGCTTTCTTTTTGTCAACCATTTCCTACCTCTCGCACTACTTTTCGTTCAATAGCTCCTGTAACGCCATCCAAGAACGCCGGTGCGTTATTGTCAAAAGCATTTCGTAACCAAGGCTCGGCCGTTATCTCGCCGGTACTGGCCGCGCTAAACGCCCCCGTCTGCCGGAATCGCTCCTGCGTGCCGTATTCAAATACCGATGCTGTGGCTTGCGCCGAAAATGTCGGGAACAAGCCTGCATCATTCTTTACCACCCCTACACGGACACCGCGCGGGCCTGTATATTTAACGCGCTGCGTTACCGCAACCATTTTTCCAAGCTTCGCAAAGGGTGCATTCGCTTTCATCTCCGGAACAAAGTGCTTCCGCGCGTATCTGGATTGCACTTTTCTTAGGTATTGGCTATCAATACCTAATTTAGGACGTTCTAAAGCCTGTATGGCTTCGCCTAATCCCCCTTCCGATATGGTGATAAAATTACCGGGCATCAATAATCTTTAAGAGTTCGTTTTTGGTGTTTTCGGCATCATGTTCAATGCCATTTTCAACCAAGTAGCCAAGAATGGCATCTTTGGTATCATTCATCGTAGGCGTTTCGGCATGTTCAGGCGCACCCTTTTCAGGATTCCATTCGACGGCAACCCCTTCATCAATCCACCTTTGCGCCTCGGCATGTTCCAGCCAGGTGCTGTTATTTTTCCGAAAGTGTGTACCTTCGGGAGTTTCGGTAAAAAGCACACACGTTATTCCTTTTCCTTTAGTCATTCCTTTTTGTTTAGCCATAATATTATTACTATGTTTTTATCGTTTTAATTGCTAATTACAGCTACTTTTAGACTTGTTACAGCCGAATAAGTAATCTGTACAGCCTTGTTTGAATCATTAAATGAATGCGTGTTGAAGGGGCCGATCACACCAACCCCTCCTGCTGCTATTGTAACCGATTGATTATTTTTCGTAACAATTTCTAACCCAGACACGATTGCAGATGTTTGCTGTGCTGTGATTGTAACCGTCTTGCCAGCTACGTCTCCGTTTTGAATAACAAGAATCTCTTTGCCTGTGTTGGTGAATTGGTCACCACCGGCCGTTGCAGCTGCAAGTGTTAAATCTGCTCCTGATTCCGTAATTGTTTGCTTTGTCAGTGTTGCCATAATATTATTATTTTATTGTTATGGAGATACTTTCTTTTGTTTGTGAAATAGATGCGCGAAAAAGTCAATAAGTTGATCCCTTTCGCCATCTGATATATTTTCGCCTTTTTCAGAATCACGCGCCTTAAAACTTGCGTAAAGCTCCAATCCCTCCTCAGATTTATCAAGAATCCGATCCACAATAGGGCCGGTCTTAACTTTCAAATAGGTTACTACTGCTCCCCAAAAAAAGAGGATTACAGTCCATACATTTATGTCGAATGAAGTAAAAAAGTCTGTCATAATTGGCTCCGTAAAAGTTATAGGCGAAATATTAACGCCCGTTAAAAGTGATAATCCTGCTGTTAGTACGCCATAAATAATCTTTCCGGTTTTATTTTTTGCCTTAATCGTTCTACCCAAAGCCCTGTCCCAAAAAGAAGGTTTACCAAGGGCTATTTCACTAATCGTTTTTGATTCACCCGCAATGGGTTTAATTTCTTTTATGGTGATAGGATCTGATAGCCTCACGTTGTCAATTTTGTGCACGCGCTGTATGGTATCTTTTTGGCTCATTTTAGTATGAATCCTATTTAAAAGAAGTATGCAACCATGCCTTGTATCAAAGCAGTAGCCACAGCAGTGGCTCCCGCGGTATAGGCTACTATTTTTGTTTTGAAATTATTTAAATTTTGTCTGTTATTGTTACGCTCAATCTTTGCACGTTTAATTTCATGTGTATTTTCTGATACTTCATCCAACAAACCCATCCTGTTAAATCTCTTGCTGCCTTCAAGAAGGTCTAAAATAGATTTAACATCAGTTTGTAGGGATATGTAATGATCGTCTGTCATCTCGTTTTTATTTGCCATTACACTATTTTATTTAATTGTTATCATTTTCGCTCAGATTCATAATTCCATTTTCCAGCACGATCGGCTGTGAAATAAATCTTTATGCTACCCTTAAAATCACAATGCACAAACCCATGATACGGGTAGTAGCAAACTCTTTTGTAATTGCTTGCTTTCAACAAATCAAGCAATTCCTCAAGCCTTTCATTACTCCTAATATCTGCGGCCCCATAACCCGAAAATGTGTGCTGCGAATCACCGCTCCTTCCATGTTCTTTTTCCCATTTTACGCTTCGGTATCCACTATGCTTTGAAATGATAACGGGTACATCCAAAACCTCACGTATGGGATTTAAAATCGGTAGATGTTTCTCTACAATTTTATCGGCAACATGGAGCGGAATAAGGTCCATGTTAGGGGCGATAATAAATTCTGATATTTTGAAATAATTATTCATATTTTATTCCTCTGATAGAGTAGCGACTATGCCAGTACCGCCAGTGATTGCAATAGCTCCAGATAGATAGAGGTTAATAGTATTTGTTTTGATAGCTACTACTGCACCGGCCGCAATACTTCCCACTGGATAACCAGCCGATAAATCAACTGGCGCTGCGCCGCTAATTGGATGAGCTGTCGGTGCTCCATCCCCGTCTATAATCGGAGTTAGGGCACCTGCTGTTACATTTCTGAGTGTTAAAAGTTGATTAACACCGCTACTATACGTAAAAGTATCTGCTGTTCCAGTTAGTGTGGTTTCTGCCAATACTGTTGCGCCGGTTCCGCTTATATTTGTTGCTGTAATTGTAGCCATAATATGTCCTTTTTATTTTTGGATTATTTTATTTAATTAGTCTTTTCATACCGTATTTACCGGTTATCTTTCTGCGTTGTTTTAACCATCATATTTGCACGGCGTATAAGCCATATATTTTCAATGTCGTAAATCTCATTTTCATACTTAATCTTGTAATCCTTCGCATTTAAACTTTCCATCGTGGGTATCTTCCATATCACTTTCTGCCACGCTAAAATTTGACCGTCCTTCTCGCCTTCATCCCCGCCTTTAAAATGCTGCTCGGCGTACACTCCGCCGGAAGCGTCAGCTACACCATCAAGGGCTGCCGCCGGGTTCCAGGCTTCAACAGGCTGATTATAGTCGTCCTTACCGGTCGTCTTTTTCAAAATAATAATATACCTAACGCGCTTTCCGCGAATGCTCATACCGGTGTTCTTATAGATTCTTGTTCAAAAATCATAGACGCCATCTGGGGTATCTCTTTCGCATCAACAGACTGCCCTTCACTAACCATTACTTCCATGCGGTTAAAAAACCAATGTGAAATCATAAACAGCATGGCATCTTTTAGCGTCTCCGGCATCGTCAACCGCTCATCGCTATCATCAAATCCAGCCGTGAAATTTACAGACACGGCGCTAATACGATCTTTCGTTGCCGGCCATCCGTCAGGAGCCTGTATGCGTGTTGTTATAGCCTTGTTATCTACATAATAATTAGCGGCGTCCATCGTCTGAGACGCCCCGTTCCCGTCTATATAGGTTATGGATTCCACCGATTTAATGGGATACTCGCTAATCCTTAATATTTCACCGCTCGGGAACTCATCTATATTCATCTTATACGTGCCCGCGCGAAGGGTAAGCCAGGTTTGATTCTCGGCGGTACGGCGTGCCGATTTAATAAGGTTCGTGATCTTAGCATCCCACTTTGTACCAACAACATAGCAGTGTGGCCTTGCCGTGGGGAGGTCAATAGGCTCCGGTCCTGTAATATTTACGGGTATAACATTCATTTAAGTTCTTTTTGGGCTTTTATTGCTTTTTCTTCGCCCCTTACTTTCTCATTATCAGAAAGCTCATACCATCCGCCGCCGGTGTGTTTCGGATATTCTTTATTTTTAGGCGGTTCTACGGCCTTATTTTCGGGCATAGTAGCCTTTTTTGTAGCCCATCCTTCTTCAAGAGCAACCTCAGCGCATCGTTTAGATACGTCTTGTTCTCCTTTTTCAATTCGTTTAATATCATAGCCTCTGTGTGCAAAATCGAAAGGCTTTTTTACGTATATTTTCATAACTTTTTTTAAAAAAGGGGAGAGGACTAAGCCCCTCCCGTTAAAATTAAATACTGAAAGCAATCAACTTGATGGCTTCGCTGTCAACAACATGTCCACCTACACGCTTCGTGGTGTAGAAATGCACATAAGGCTTGTTCGTATAGGGATCCCGAAGCACACGAGTGCCCACGATATCTACAATCTGATAACCCCGCTTAAAGTCACCGAAAGCAATCGACGAGGAGTTGGCTGCGATATTGGGCATGTCCTCGTTTTCCGTTACCGGATAACCCATAAGGGTTTGAGGCTGTCCTTCAGAAAGCCCTGGTTGCCAGATGAGATTACCATTCCCGTCCTGCATCTTGCGTACACTTGCAAGTGCGGATTTGTTGATCACCCACCTTGAATTACCTCTGTGTGCAGCCTTAAGAGCATACACAGCATCAATAAAGATATTATGCGGATCAGCGGCGGCAAAGTCTCCAGATACCCCGGTGTTAACTTGTTGCAGCGTGCCAAAGGCTCGCGTTCCGTCAGCCGTGGTATTAGACAAGTAGTCCAGGATACCCTTAGGCTTATTCGTGCCGTTACCAGACGTGAATGCCAGGTTTTCTTTTTCAGAAAACTCCATGGCCACTTCTTGGGCCAACCATTCTTCGGCGTCAAAAAACACATCATCCAATGAACGCTGTGTAGCGGCTGGATTAGCGTATATCTCACCGAAAGAAGGCGTTAATTCTGCCAACGTTGGGCTACCCGTTTCGGTACGAGCGGCTGTTTCGCCCACCCATCCAGAAGCAGCACCATGCAGGTTCACAAGCTTCTTATAATTCTCATTGGACACGCGTTGCACCGTTGAGATCGCTCGCATAGGCGTAGCCTCGCGTTGAAGCGCATAGATATTTCTATCCAGCTCTTCCGGAACAGCATAGCCACCATCGGGGTCTGATCCGATAGACATAGCTTTGCGTTCTAAGTCCCGAAGCCCCTCCTCAGTGCCGGCCTTCATAAAATCCAAGAAAGCATCTTTGTGCTCCTTCTGTTCGGATGAAATCTCATCACCATTATCATCTACGTAGTTCGGTCGGTTGAGCTTTTTTTCAACCTCGTCAAGACGTGCTATTTCAGCATCGTATTCATCTTTTTTTGACTGAACATCAGCCAGTTTTTTTTCCAGTTTAGTTACTTTTTCTTCAAGCAACGGGTCAGCCTTGCCTTTGGATTCAATCTGTTCCAGCCGCTCTTCGTTGGCCTTTTTAAAATCCTCAAACACGCTGCCTAATTGCTCGATCTTATCTTTTAATTCAGGCATTGTTCTATTATTTATTTATTGTTTTAATTAAATTATCGATTGAATCTATTAAGCCAACATCCCGTTGCGAATGAATAGATTTATAGCCGTTGGAAATTATTTCCTTGGCTTGTGATTGCGCAAACCCTACATCCCGTAGCAGCTGCTCAATTTCTCTTTCTGTGGGCATCCCACCACTTTCTAAGGTGCTTTTTACCGTGTCTACCCTTGCTGCCTCGTTCATCGGGAAAACGGTTGGAGATACCTCCCACAGATTAATTTTTTCCAAATCTCTTATGCCAGTTTCATCATCAATATCTGATCCATTGTCAGGAATGGAATAACCAATAGACAATCCCATCTTTCCCTTCTCTTTTTTCATGCCTCTGTAAGCCTTCATGGCATCAGGGTCGGGGTGGCTGCCGTCAATCCACAATTTCCCTTCAACAAATAATCCCCGGTCATCTTCACGTATGTTTTTCCATTCACCAATTTCTTTAACGTGGTCATGTGAATAGAACATCGCCGGCCATGTACCTTTTTTCCCATGCTCTCTAATTGAATCCATAAAAGCACCCTTTTTAACGCGGTCATAGCCCAAATCCACCACGTCAAATACGCTTCCATATCCGGCAAAGTCGCCGGTCTCCGAAACCTGTTTTATGTCAAATCCTACATTAAGCTGCTTCCTGTCCATCACTGGCACCTTCCATGTTTAACGGTTGTAAAAACTCATCCAATTCATCCTCCCTGTTTCTGTTTTCCATAGCGCGAACTTCATTACGATTCAATATTCCATTCTGAATAGCAATGCCGTAGGCCTCGTATCGTTCTTTCGTATTTCCTTTCAGAAGCTCGTCAAACAGATGTTCGGCAAAATATTTTTTCTTTTCAGTAGGCGATAAAAGGTCTCGGCGAATAGCCTGCTCCCACATCGTTGTTTGTGGCATAAGCGTGTCCGTTACAAATTCCCTGGACATCTCATATACGTTAGAAAAAGTTGCATCACCCAAATCCTGCATCTTATGCGGCGTTAATCGGTACACCCGGCCCAACTCTTTAAGCTGAAATTCGCGGAGTTCCACAAACTGCGCCTTATCATTAGGCATGGTTACCGTCTGATATTCTGCGCCATTTTCAAGTATGGCGGTACTTTGCTGATTGTCTCCGCCGTTAGCATCTTCAAAATTTTTGCGCCACTCTTTAGCGGCTTCGCGGGTTTTAAATTTACCTGGTAAGCTTACTACGCCAGACGGAATGGCATTGTTGCTGAAAAACTTAGCTCCGTAGCGTTCTGCGGCTATTAGAAAGCCAATAGCTTCTTTAGCCTGGTTTACGGGTGAAATGCCACGAAAACCGTCCTTTGACAACCATCTAAGGTGTAATATGTCTTTTTGGTCGTATATTTTGCCCCTTTCACCATCTTTTAGTGTAATTTCATAGCTTAACTCCATGTTTTTACCCACTTTCACTTCAACTTTAGAGGGTTCTATGGGTATTAGCTCCGTTATACGGCTGTTCATCGTAGCCCCAACACGGTTTATGATAGCATACGCGTTACCATAGAGGAGCACATTCATCTGCATAAGCTGCCGAAAATCAAAACTTGACTGAAAATCGTTGGGTTGGTCGTGTAGAATGGGGTATAGCGGGTGGTCTTTGGCCACACTGTCGTTACCGTTTTCCTCTCTTTTGTAAAACTTAAGCGGAAGCTGGGCAACGGATTGGCTTATAACGGAAATAGCGGCAATAACAGCCGGAACTTGCATGGCTGTGTCGGGTGTTACACGTACTTTTGTAGATGTCGTGTTGGCCGTTCTCAAAAAATCTTCTAAATCACTGGACGTGCGAATACTGGCCTTACTAAAAGGCGTGAAGCTCTTTTCTAAACATTGAAAAACAGACATTCAACTTAGACTTGGTGATTTTGTTAGTCTAAGCTAACTGATATGCTGGTCTATATCACCGGTAACCTGTTACGTTTATAAAAAAACCCCTGCCAACTATGACAGGGGTTTTGCTTTATATGAATGGGTGTCTTTATCTATATGGCTCGCTTGCAATCAGTGGGTGTCTTGCCGTTTATGGCTCGCTTTTATTCCTTGGGTTTCTTATTATAACTGGCTTCAAATTAAGAGTTTATTCAAATAAGGGGTAAATGTATTAGGAAATTCCCTTTTAAGCCCCGCTTGAGCTAATTTTAAGCGCAGGAGGGCTGCCGATAACGAATCTGGTTGCTCTCGTAATACCCGGCGTTCTATTTGGTTAAGTATTGGGCGTTTCATCTTATTCCCTTCATTTTCTCTTTGATCTGCCTCAATGATTCCTCATAAGCCATCTCAGGAGACCATCCAGCCTCGATCAACTCTCGTTCTATATTCTGCCGGTCGATATCTAACTCACTCATTTTGCTCATACTAATTCCTCTTTTAGTTTTGGTTTCCCCGTACCCTGGAATTTATATATCCACATATCATCATATTTAATAGGATCGCTATCTATTAATATTTTTCCATTACCAATTGTAGATTCCCCATTATATCGAAAAATGCCATCGTAGGAATGCTCATATGCAGGATATAGCTTATCGGGTACAAGTATTTCCCCTACAAATGACCTCGGTCCCTTTATAGTCCTCTTATAATTATTTTTCTCATCTTCATCGGTGGAAATATTAAGCTTCTCTACTATTATTCTTGCGTATCCTCTACACTCAATACCATTTACTTTTGCTTCTTCATTTTCCTTTAATTTCATAATCATTCCTCTTTTTTATTTTTAAGCCACTGCTGTACGGCCCTTCTCACGATCTCGGCCTGCGGTATCCCGCGCGATTCGGATTCCCTTTCCAGTTTTATACACTGTTCAGGTTCTAAGTAAAAATGTTTAAGTTTTTTTGCCATGCGTGAATGTAGTTATAATTATATACAAGTATTATTTTATTGATTGGCCGCCCTTAATCTGCTAAAAGTTTTGCCCCATATATAATAAATATGCACGAAAGAAATGCCAGCCCCCAAGTCTTAGCAGTTTGAACAAATCCTATATTTATCGCTGTTATAATTAATAGCGCAATCAAAACGAATGCTATAATTAATAATCCAATAATATTTTCTTTATTCAGTTTCATAAGTATTAATTAGGCGATTGGCTGTTTTTAATCCTTTTCCCATTGGTGATTCGAAAACTGTCGTAGCTCGCATACCTTCGCTCCCCTAAAATAGGCCCTAACCCACGGTCTTCTACAAACTTGCTATATTCCTGCTCTAAATCATCATAAGCGGCTTCATAGGTCATGCCCTCTGACACCTTCTCAATCCAAAGGTCATAGAATCCTTTAGGGTCTTTCATTTTTTTTATGCGTTCGGGAATTTTCATCATGATAGCATTCCATACCCCGTATATTCCTCTTCCGGTTCCTCTTGCTCATCCACGGCAGGCATAAAAGCCATCGCCAAGGCTACCATGCCGTCAATCTTGTCATTAGCAGAGCCTTTATCAAAACGTTTCTCTTCATTATAATTACCTTTTATCACAACATTTGAGTTCATCCATGCTAACACGGGGTCGCCACCCAGTTCTACCGCCTTATCGAATACTGTTTTCAAAATTTCTTCAATAGGTGCGTTCATCTTCGACGCTCGTTGTGTTACGGCCGCTACTTCAATACCAAATTCAGCCCCTATTTTAGACGGCAGGTTTTGCGCTTTACTGCCATCGCATATAAACTTGTCAATACTCACACCCTCGTCTAAAATAGCCTCAATATCATCCTTAATTTGGTCGTAATCGGTCGCATTGCCCTCTGTGGTAGTTATCCAGCCCTCCTCAACCCACGGTAGTAGAATATGCGCGTTCTCACGGTCTTTAAGCGTTAATTTGGGTATCCAATACATAAGCTTGACAATATAGTTCTTGTGCTCTTCATTGGGCATCCCAAGCAGGGCAAAGGCCGAAAAGTCGGATATTTCACCTAAATCAAGCCCCGCATAACATGTTCGGCCATGAAAATCACTCCATGCCACCTCACCCGTGTTGCATCTGTTCCATTTTTCGCTGAGAATAAACCCATTCGCCGAATCCACCCACTCGTTTAGGTGCCTGCAGCGCAACATGGCTATTTTATTTGGAGACCCAACGGCAGCGGCTATCCTTTTTTTGTAATAATCTTCGCCAACTGTAACGGCAAAATTCGGGTTCGCCTTCTTGTAAAGCTCAATATCCTGCCAATAATCATCCTTTTCCTTGTCCTCTTCGTCAATAGTGTAGATTAATCCAAAAGAGCTTTCGTCCTGCACAATCCCATTGAGCAGCTTCTCTATGTACTCAAACCGTTCATAGCCTAAAGATTCCCTCTTGGTGCCTGCTGTAGAGATATTCGCCACCATAGCCATAGGGTCGGACGCCGTACCATTCACAAGCGTCTCGTAAAGCTCTTTATTTTCCCAGTCTTTAATCTCATCGTTGGCTGCCAGGTGTATTTTCGGACCATCGGCTATCTCTTCATCGTTCACCAGGGGTTTGATGTGCGCGTTGCCCTTCTCGTAATAGATCCCCATAAATGCCGCCCCTTTCTTGATTTTATACTCAAGAGTCGGAGATTCCAAAGCCATAATTTCTGCATCTCGGTAGCCAAGCTCCTTAGCTTGTGTTTGGTTCAGCGCAAGGGAATAAATCTGTGCCCCGGGGTAATTATCCCACTCCAAAAAGAAGAGCATATTACCCCCTATCCATGCAGATTTGCCCTGTTTTTTTGGGATAAAGATATCCATGCTGCTGAATCTACGTATAGACATATCATTGATACGCTTATACTTTAACCAACCGAAGGGAGAGGCAAAAGTGAACCATTGCCACGGTTCAAATTCAAAGCGTTGGCCTGCAAATACACCATCGTAATGCCTTAAATTGTCCCTGAAAAACGATACATAGTATTCGGCCGCCTGCCTATCAAAGTAGTAATCCCCCTTTTTTTCGCTCTCGAACTCGCCCTTATCTGAATCGTAGTGATTAAGCCCCCATTCCCCTAAATCCTTATAATGCCGATCAACAGCCTTGCGCACCCAATGACATACCTTAATATCACTGCACTTCACCCCCTCACAGTAATGATCAAGCTGCTCTATACCTGTTTTGGGTAGGCCCATTTAGAAGTTTTTAACGGATTGCAGTTTCTTTCCATCGGTTTTATCACTTACCCCGAATTGCTCCTTGTATTGCTTGACAAGGCCGGAAAGATTGTTACCGGCATAAATCCGCTGGTTGGGCGTGGCCTCATCATCTTCGAGGACTAACTCCATCATCTGCATAGCCGATTCCATCTTTAAGCGAAGCTCCTTTTCGGTATATTTTCTGTTTTTAGGCATAATAGG